ACAGGCGCGAAGAAGGTTTTTGGTTTTATAACAAAGATAAGCCTACTTATATTACTGGTACTCACTACATGTACTTGCAGTGGTCCAAGATTGACGTTGGGCAACCAGACTTTCGAGAATCAAACAGATTATTCTATTTATTCTGGGAAGCTTGCAAGGCAGACAGCAGATGTTACGGCATGTGCTACCTTAAGAACAGGCGATCAGGATTTTCTTTCATGGCTTCCGGCGAGACCGTTAACCAAGCAACAATATCTTCGGATGCTCGATTTGGTATACTGTCCAAATCTGGACCCGATGCAAAGAAAATGTTTACAGACAAAGTTGTACCAATATCGGTTAACTATCCATTCTTCTTTAAACCAATACAGGACGGAATGGACCGACCCAAAACAGAACTCGCATACAGGGTACCCGCTTCAAAGTTCACCAGAAGGAAGCTCGATTCAAATGCCAAGCCAGAAGAAATCGTTGGTCTCGACACCACGGTCGACTGGAAAAACACGGGAGACAACTCGTACGATGGGGAAAAACTAAAGCTATTAGTACACGACGAGAGCGGTAAGTGGGAAAGGCCTACTAACATACTTAACAACTGGCGAGTAACTAAAACTTGTTTGAGATTAGGTAGTCGCGTTATTGGTAAGTGTATGATGGGATCAACATCAAACGCTTTAGACAAAGGCGGTAAAAACTTTAAAAAATTATACGATAGTTCTGACGTAGCAAATAGGAACAAGAATGGTCAAACAAAAAGCGGTTTATATAAACTGTTTATACCGATGGAATGGAACTATGAAGGTTTTATTGATCAATACGGTTGGCCAGTATTTGAAACACCGAAGAAAGAAATTATAGGGCCTCAAGGCGATGTTATAGAAGAAGGCGTTATTAATCATTGGGAAAATGAAGTAGAGGGTTTAAAAGATGACGCAGACGCATTAAACGAGTATTACCGTCAATTCCCAAGAACAGAACAACACGCATTCAGAGATGAATCAAAGCAATCTATATTTAACTTAACAAAAATCTATCAACAGATAGATTACAACGAAGAGTTAAAAAACAGTACGATGGTTACACAGGGTAACTTTCAATGGAAAAATGGTATTAAAGATACTGAAGTTATGTTCTACCCTAATAAAGACGGTAGGTTTTATATAACTTGGGTGCCAAACCAAGAACAACAAAATCATATAATAATAAAAAATGGTATCAAATATCCTGGAAACGAGCATATTGGGGCTTTTGGTTGTGACAGTTATGATATTAGTGGCGTTGTGGGCGGTGGAGGTTCTAACGGAGCACTTCACGGATTAACAAAGTTTTCAATGTCCGATGCTCCCCCTAATCATTTTTTCTTAGAGTATATTGCAAGGCCCTCAACGGCTGAAATGTTTTTTGAGGATGTATTGATGGCTATGGTTTTTTACGGTATGCCTATACTTGCTGAGAATAACAAACCGCGATTACTTTATTATATAAAGAGAAGAGGATATAGAGGCTTTAGCATTAATAGACCAGACAGAACATATAATAAGTTATCAGTAGCGGAAAGAGAAGTAGGTGGGATACCTAATTCAAGTGAGGATATAAAACAAGCGCATGCATCCGCTATTGAAACATATATAGAGGATTTTGTAGGAGAGAAGGTAGATGGCTATGGTGATGTTTATTTACAAAGAACATTGCAGGACTGGGCTAGGTTTGATATAAATAACAGAACAAAGCATGATGCATCTATAAGCTCAGGCTTGGCTTTAATGGCTTGTAATAAACATAGGTATACGCCGAAGTCTACTATAGAAAGAAAAGTTTATTCTTTAGGATTTAAAAAATACAATAACGAGGGAACTACTTCAAAAATAATATAATAAATGAATGTAAGTACGAATACTAATAGCCCATTTCCTGACCAGGTAGTTAGCGATGCTGAAAAAGCTACGCTAGAATATGGATTGCAGGTATCAAGAGCTATTGAGCAGGAGTGGTTTAACTATGGCGGTGCCGGGTCGAACAGGTATGCTGCTAACTGGAATAACTTTCATAACCTTCGGTTATATGCTAGAGGAGAACAAAGTGTACAGAAGTACAAAGATGAATTAGCCATTAATGGTGATTTGTCTTATCTTAATTTAGACTGGAAGCCAGTTCCGATACTTTCAAAGTTTTCAAATATTGTTGCTAATGGTATTACACAGAAACAATACGATATAACTTCGTATTCACAAGACCCTGAATCATTAAAGAAAAGAACAGATTACGCTGACAACATATTGTTCGACATGAATACACAGAAGGAACAAGCTATGGCTTCTGAAATGGTTGGCGTATCATTTAAGAAATCTGTAATACCAAATACTGAGCTACCAGAATCAATGGAAGAACGGGATTTGCACATGCAGCTTAAGTACAAGCCAGCTATAGAAATAGCAGAAGAAGAGGCTATTAATACGGTACTAGCTACAAACGAATACCACTTGACTAGAGCTAGAGTTAATCAAGATCTTGTTAATATAGGCATAGGTATGACTAAAACGTCATTTAATCCAGCGGAAGGTATTGTGGTCGATTATGTAGATCCTGCTTATTGCGTGTGGTCATATACAGAGGACCCGAACTTTGACGATATATATTATGTAGGTGAAGTTAAATCTATAACAATACCAGAGCTTAAAAAAGAATTTCCTAATATATCTAATGAAGAATTAGAGCGTATACAGAAGTCGCCTGGTAATCGTAGGCTAATAAGAGGGTTTGAAAATTACGACTACAATACAGTACAAGTATTATACTTTGAATACAAGACCTATACGGATCAAGTATTTAAAATAAAGAAAACAGATAGCGGCTTAGAAAAAGCTATTGAAAAAACCGATCAGTTTAATCCTCCGGCAAATGATAATTTTGACAGAGTATCGAGATCAATAGAGGTATTATACGAGGGAGCTAAAGTAGTTGGCACTGACCTTATGCTTAAATGGGAATTGTCTGAGAATATGACAAGACCGCTAGCTGATACTACGAGAGTTGAAATGAGTTACTCTATAGCAGCACCTAGAATGTATAAAGGAGTTATACAGTCGCTTATAAGCAAATGTATTGGATTTGCCGATGTTATACAATTGACGCATTTAAAAATTCAACAGGTGCTATCTAGAATGGTTCCTGATGGTGTATTCTTAGATGTCGATGGCTTAGCCGAGGTTGATTTAGGTAACGGCACAAATTATAATCCTCAGGAAGCATTGAATATGTATTTCCAAACGGGATCTGTTGTCGGTAGATCAATGACGCAGGAAGGAGATATGAACAGGGGCAAAGTGCCTATACAAGAATTATCCAGCTCATCTGGAATAGGTAAAATACAAGCACTGATTACTGCATACAATTACAATATGCAAATGATTAGAGATGTAACCGGTTTAAATGAAGCGCGTGACGGTAGTATGCCTGATGCTAATGCTTTGGTAGGGTTGCAAAAAATGGCAGCTAATACATCTAATACAGCTACAAAGCATCTACAAGATGCTAGTATACAATTAACGCTGAGCACTTGCGAAAACATATCGTTAAAAATAAGTGATGTATTAAATTTCCCTCTTACTAAAAATTCTTTAATGAATAGTGTATCTACGTTTAATGTAGAAACATTGAAAGAAATAGAGAACCTTAACTTACACGACTTTGGTATATTTTTAGAAATGGAACCAGACGATGAAGAAAAAGCCGAGCTTCAAAAGAATATACAGATTGCTTTGCAAACAAAAGAAATCGATATTGAAGATTCAATAGATATTAGTCAGATTAAAAACCTTAAGTTAGCAAATGAAATGCTAAAGCTCAAGCGTAGAAAGAAACGAGAGAGAGAACAGGCTTTAGTTCAGCAAAATATACAGGCACAAGCGCAAGCAAATGCTGAGTCAGCGGAAAAAGCAGCAATGGCTGAGGTCCAAAAGCAACAAGCATTAACAGCTGAAAAAGTTGCAATAGAACAAGCTAAATCAAACTTTGAAATGCAAAGAATGCAAACCGAAGCACAGATTAAAAAAGAATTAATGGCTACTGAGTTTCAATACAACTTGCAGCTCGCGCAAATGAAAGCTCAAGAAACAAAAGCTAAAGATGCACAAATAGAGGATCGCAAGGACAAAAGAATCGAGAAAGAAGGGTCACAACAAAGCCAGCTAATAGAGCAAAGACAAACGCAGGGATTGCCTAAAGATTTTGAATCAGCTGGCAATGACAATTTAGGGGGATTTGATTTATCTCAATTTAACCCTCAATAAGTACGTATTTAATAATTATATAATATCATATCATGAACGAAAAAACAGAAGGATCTTTTAAGATCAAATCTAGACCTAAGCTAACAGACGAACAATTAGCCGCTAAGAACAAAGAGCCGCTAATAGATGTTCCAAGCAATGTAACAAAAGTAATAATTCCTAAAGAAAACAAAAATGAAGTACAAGAGCCAACCAGCAATGAAGAAACAGTCGAAGCAGTCGAAGCCGACGAGCCAGTTATCAAAGAAATCACCGAAGAGAGTGATCCGCAAAAAGAAGTAGCGCAGCCGGAACCCGTATTAGCACAACCTGAATTACCAGAAAGCGTTAACAAGCTTGTGGATTTTATGCGCGATACCGGTGGTACGATGCAGGATTACATTAGATTAAATACCAACTACGATGATGTAGATCGTGATGTGTTGGTTAAAGAATATTACAAAAGTACTAAACCACATTTGAGTGCAGAAGAAATTGATTTTATGATCGATGACAGCTTTGCATTTGATGAGGACATAGATGAGGAGCGAGATATCCGAAGAAAAAAACTCGCATATAAAGAAGAGGTTGCAAAAGCCCGTAAGTTTTTAAATGATACTAAAGATAAGTATTACGATGAGATCAAGTTGAACTCACCTAGCTTATCCCAGGATCAACAAAAAGCATCGGACTTTTTTAATCGATATAAAGAGGACCAGGAAAGAAACGCCGCAAACCACGAAAAGTTTAAAGCCAACACTAATCAATTACTTAACGAAAATTTCGAAGGTTTCGATTTTGACTTAGGGGATAAAAAGTTTAGATATGGTGTACAAAACGCTTCGCAGGTTGCACAAAAACAATCAGACATCAGCAATTTTATAGGGAAGTTCCTTGGCAAAGATGGTATGATTGAAGATACCGCAGGGTATCACAAAGCGTTGTATGCAGGTGCAAATGCTGATAAAATAGCAAATCACTTTTACGAACAAGGCAAAGCTGACGCAATTAGAGATGTTGTAAACAAATCTAATAACACGTCTAGTTCTGCTAGAAAAGCTGCTCCAACAGGCGCCGCTAAGTTTGGTGCATATACCGTAAAGTCAGTTTCTGGAGCGGACTCATCAAAACTAAAAATTAAAAAATTTAAAAATTACTAAAAATGGCTTTAACACCACAATTTGGGAGCTTAGTCCCAACACAAGTACCACAATTACTTTCAACGAATTACCTTCAATGGGATAACAACGGAGGCGGAGCAGGCGTTCCTGAAAACTTTGCTGATTTTGCACAGCAATACCTACCAGAAATCTATGAAGCTGAGGTAGAGCGTTATGGAAACAGAACATTATCTGGATTCTTAAAAATGGTTGGCGCTGAAATGCCAATGACATCTGATCAAGTTATTTGGTCTGAACAAAATCGTTTACACATATCTTACGAGGGAGTTTCTCAAGCCAATGGAGCTGGAACAACTTCTGTAATTACTATTCCAGTAGCGGACGGGGTTAGCAATGTAATATCTGTAAATGACACAGTTGTTGTATTAGACCCTTCAAATGGACTAGAGGCTAAAGGTATTGTTACTGCGTCTACTATTGGAGCAGCAGCACCGGCTTTTACGATACAACCATTTACTGGAACTAGCTTAACTACTCAAGGGCTTAGCCTTACAGGCCTTAAGGTTTTTGTTTACGGATCTGATTACGCTAAAGGTTCTGATGTTGTAGGAGCAAATGCTAGAACTAGCATTAACCCTGTATTAACACAGTACCATAACTCGCCAATCATCATTAGAGATCAATACGTTGTATCTGGATCAGATACTGCACAGATCGGATGGGTAAATGTAGCAACAGAAGATGGAACTGACGGATACCTATGGTACCTAAAAGCAGAATCTGAAACTCGTTTACGTTTTGAAGATTACTTAGAAATGGCAATGGTAGAAGGAGAGCTTAACGAAGTTGCGGCTACAAAATTCTCTAACCCTGGAACGCAAGGTTTATTTGCTGCTATTCAGGAAAGAGGAAACGTACAAACTGCGTTTACGCCTAACCTAGCTGAATTTGACGCTATTTTAAAGAATCTTGATACTCAAGGAGCTATTGAAGAGAACATGTTATTCTTAAACAGAGAAACTGCTTTAGGATTTGACGATATGTTGGCTACGCTATCTTCTGGAGCAGAAGGAGGTACTGCTTACGGTTTATTTGAAAACTCTGCAGAAATGGCGCTTAACTTAGGATTCTCAGGATTCCGTAGAGGATCTTACGATTTCTACAAGACTGACTGGAAATACCTAAACGATGCATCTACTCGTGGAGCAATCAACGGTACGAATTCAATCGAAGGAGTATTAGTGCCAGCTGGTACATCAACTGTTTACGATCAAGTATTAGGAACAAATATCAGACGTCCATTCTTGCACGTACGATACAGAGCTTCTCAGACTGATGACCGTAGAATGAAGTCTTGGTTAACAGGATCTGTTGGTGGAGCGAGCACATCAACTCTTGATGCAATGGAAGTAAACTTCCTATCTGAAAGATGTTTGATTACTCAAGCTGCTAATAACTTTGTATTATTCAAAGGAGCATAATTGCTCACATGTAATTATTACCCTCGTTGTATTGACGGGGGTAATTATTACTTTTTTAACTATTAAATTATATTATATATTATGTCAAATAAAAAACCAGTGGCTAAAAAAGCCGAAAAAGTAGAAAAAGCTGTAGAAGAAATCGCAGCTCCCGTACAGGAAAAGGTAGTAGAACAAAAACCAACCAAGCCAGAATGGGAAATAAAAGATAGGATATATTACCTTAAAGGTAGACACAATCCTCTCACATTAACTATACCAGGTAAACATACTCGAAAGCATTCACTATTATATTTTGATGCTAAAAAGGGTACCCAAAAAGAACTTAGGTATGCTACTAACCACGATTCACCTTTTAAAGAAGAACAAAAAGGAGAAGCAACGCTTGGGCATATACAATTTCGAAACGGAGACCTACGAGTACCTAAGGAAAAACAAAACTTACAAAAGTTACTTTCATTATATCACCCTTTAAAAGGAAAAGTATACGAAGAATACGATCCAGTAGAGGAAGCATTTGATGATTTAGAATTATTAGATTTACAAACGGACGCAGCTGTATTCGCAAGAGAAATGGATATAGACGATGCCGAAGCAATCCTACGGGTTGAAATGGGAACAGCAGTAAACCAATTATCTTCTAAAGAAATCAAAAGAGATTTAAGATTGTTTGCTAGAAGCAACCCTGAGTTGTTTTTAGAATTAGCGCAAGATGAAAATGTAGGCCTAAGAAATACAGCTATAAAAGCTACTGAAGCTAATATCATTACATTATCGCAAGATCAAAGAACATTTTCTTGGACTTCTAACGGAAGAAAGCTAATGAATGTACCATTTGATGAAAATCCATACTCAGCAATGGCGGCTTATTTTAAGACCGATGAGGGTGGAGAAGTATTTAGATCTATAGAAAAGAAAATTAATTAGTAGTTTATTAAAAAACTATGTGATTATATTATAGATGGTCAATTAATTTTAGCCGGCTTCATCACTGGGGCCGGTTAATATTTATAATAAAATAAAAAAATGGCAGTAAATGTAGATATAGTTTATAAAACGGTGTTACTTATTCTGAAT